ACGCCGCCCCCCATTCGAAGTGCCCCTACCTAGTGATCTTGAGAGGTGGCCATGTCCGCACGCAAGCCTTCCCGCGGCCTGGTGGCCTCTGTGCGCAAGACGACCAAGGACATGCACTGGCTGACGCCGGCCGACAAGGCAGCGGTGGACCTGGCCATCCGCTACGCCCAGGAGATCGAGGCGGCCGTGGACTCCGGCGACGAGCAGCAGCGGTCGAAGATGTTGGGATGGCTCGGCCCGCACCTGATGAACACGCTCAAGTCGCTGGGTGGCACCCCCGAGTCGCGGGCCGGGATGCACGTCGAGTCCGAGGTGAAGGGCAAACTCGCGCTGTTGCGGGATTCCCGCAGTGCCTGACGCCCGGGGGCTGACCGAGCCCCGGCTGTGGACCCGCCCGCTGCGGGAGTTGACCCCGAAGACGTCTGTCGGCTTCGAGGCGGTCACCTTCGCCGAGCAGATACTGGGCATCGACCTGCTGCCGTGGCAACGGTGGCTACTCATACACATGCTGGAGACGACACCGGAGGGTCTGTTCCGCTTCCGCACGGCCGTGGTGCTGGTGGCCCGGCAGAACGGCAAGTCCACGGTCGCCCAGGTGTTGGCGCTTTGGCGCATGTACGTCGACCGCGCCCCGCTGGTCATCGGCACCGCTCAAAGCCTGGACACGGCCGAGGAGATCTGGCAGGGCGCGGTCGATATGGCCGAGTCCGTGCCGGAACTGGCCGGCGAGATCGCCGACGTGATGATGGCCGCCGGCAAGAAGACCTTGAAACTGTCCACCGGCGAGCGGTACAAGGTGGCCAGCAGCAACCGCCGCGGCGGCCGTGGCCTGTCCGGTGATCTGGTGCTGCTCGACGAGTTGCGCGAGTCGCAGGACTGGTCATCGTGGGGCGCGTTGACGAAGACGACGCTGGCCCGGTCCCGGGCGCAGATCATCGGCCTGTCCAACGCCGGCGATGACACGTCGGTGGTGCTGAACCATCTACGCGCCGTGGCGCTGCGGGACATGGACAGACCCGAGACGGATATCGCCATCTTCGAATGGTCGGCCCCGGACGGCTGCGAACTGGACGACCAGGACGCGTGGCGGCAGGCCAACCCGGCGCTCGGGTTCACGATCGGGTCCAAAGCGATTGCGTCGGCACTGACCACCGACCCGGCGCACGTGTTCCGCACCGAAGTCCTGTGCCAGCGCGTCGACATGTCGGCACAGTCGCCGCTGCCCCGCTGGCCGGACTGCCTGGACGCCGAGTCGAGCCCGCAGCGCGAGTGGCCGGTGGCGTTCGCAGTCGACGTGTCGTGGGACCGCTCGACGTCGTGGATCGTGGCTGCCGCTGTGCGCCCGGACGGCCGGGTGCACGTGGAGGTGGTCGCCTCCGGGGTGGGCACCGACTGGGTGCTGCCGTGGATCTCCGAACGCCTCGAGGTGTGGGGGCCGGTGGCGGTGGCGGTGCAGGCGCATGGCGCGCCGGCGTCGACGCTGGCCGACCCGCTGGAGGTGCTGGTCGGCTCGGCGCGCATGTTGCGTCTGGGCCGGGAGGACTTGGGCCGATCGTGCGGGCTGATGTTCGATCAGGTGTCGTCGCTGTCGGTGGCGCACACCGGCCAGGAGCAACTCGCCGACGCTGCCCGCTCGGCGGCTATCCGCCCGCTGGGTGACGCCTGGGTGTTCGACCGCAAGAAGTCCCCGCTGGACATCGCCCCGCTGATGGCCGCCACCGAGGCGGTGTGGGCGGTACGCACCTTCCAGCCCGTTGAACCTGAACCGGAGCGCCGCCGTACGGGCGCTGTGTTCGCCTTCTAACCCTGATTGGAGCCGCCGTGTTGAGTGCCGAGCAGGCCGCCGCGGTTGCTGCCGATCTGTTGGCCGTGCGCCGCGAGGACTACGCCGAGTTGCACCGCATCCACGAGGCCGCCGAGGGCGACATCCCCCCGGGCTACATCCCCAGGGACGCCCGCCAGGAGTTCCGCTGGCTGGTGGAGCAGTCGCCCGTCAACCTGATCTCCAAGATCGTCGACTCCCACGTGGCCAGCCTGTTCGTGGACGGCTACAGGTCGCCGGAGGCGAAGGAAAACCTCGAGTCGTGGTCGCAGTGGCAGGCAAATCGCATGGATGCCCGCCAGACCGGCGTGCACCGCTGCGCCCTGGAGTACGGGACCAGTTACGTCCGCGTCCTGCCCGGCGATACGGCCCCCGCCTGGGCGCCGTTCAGCCCGCGGGATCTGACCGCGGTGTACGCGGACTCGGTCAACGACGAGTGGCCCGAGTACGCCATGACCGTCAAGGGCGAGGACAGCCGGCTGGCCGTGGACGTGATCGCGCCGGACTTCATCTACCACTTCACCGCGAAGAACGCCGACGACACCCGGCCCGAGTTCACCGGCGCCGACCGTCACGGTGTCCCGTGGTGCCCGGTGGTCCGCTTTCAGTCCGACTACAGCCTCGACGACGACAGCCGCGGCCTGGTCGAGCCGCTGATGTCGCTGCAAGCCCAGGTCAACCTCACGTCCTTCTCGCTGATGATCGCGATGCAGTTCTCGGCGTTCAAGCAGAAGTGGGTGTCCGGCCTCGAGCTGCCGCGTGACGAGCAGGACCGGCCGATCGAGCCGTTCAAGGCTGCCGTGAACAGGTTGTTCGTGGCCGAGGGCGAGGGCACCAAGTTCGGCCAGTTCGACGCCACCGACCTGGGCCAGTACCTCGCGGCCCGCGAGGATGCGGTGCGGCTGATGTCGACCATCGGCAACGTCCCGCCTCACACGGTGCTGGGCGCGCTGGCGAACCTGTCGGCGGAGTCGTTGGCCGCCGCCGAGGTGTCCAAGACCCGCTACGAGGACACGGTGCGGCTGCTGTTCGGGGAGGCGTGGGAGCAGACGTTCCGCCTATCCCGCTACGTGGCCGGCGAGACCGAGGCCGTCAACGACGTGTCCGCCCAGGTGGTGTGGCGTGACACCGAGGCCCGCAGTCAGGCGCAGATCACTGACGCCGCCGTCAAGTTGCGGAGCATCGGCTTCCCGATCTCCTACATCGCCGAGATGTTGGGCACCGCGCCGCAGGATCTACCGCAACTGCTGGCCGACATCGACGCGGAGACGACGTCCAAGGCTGTGGCGCAGGCCCAGTCATTCGGGGTGATGGCCGCACCATCGGGCGAAGACGCTGCCGCGATCAAGGCCAAGGCTGACGCTATGGGCGTGCTGATCCGCGCCGGGGTCGATCCTCAGGACGCGGCAGACAAGGTCGGCATGGGTGACGTGGACTTCACCGGCGCCGTCCCGACGTCGCTCAGGCTGCCAACTACGGACGCTCGGAGCCTGGAGGGCGGCAGTGGCCCGTAAGACGCTTGAGCAGGTCGCCATCGGCTACCTGGACCGGCTCCGGTCGGCCGGGGTGCTGGGGATCGTCGCCGCCTACGCCCTGCTCGAGGAGGACAACCTGGACGACTCGTTCCCGGCGGTGTACGCGGCCAGCGTGGCCACGTTCACCGCTGCTACAGCGGCGGCGCTGACGGCCACCGACGAGTACATGCACGTCAAGGCCGCGGCTGCCGGGCTGGACTACACCGCGCACTGGCAGGACGGCCGACCGGACGCACCGACGAAGACGATCGACGGCCGCAACTTCGCCGAGTGGATGCGTAACGCCCCGGCGGGCATCAAGCGGCTGATCGCCGACGGCATGAAGGCCGACGAGGCCATCGCCATGTCCCAGGCGCGCACCATCAACACGATGGGCACCTCGGTGTATCAGCACTTCATGCAGGACACGCTGAGCCGCTTCGAGGTTGACGCACTCGTGGCCCGCGGCCTGGACGTGCCATCCGATCTCACGGCGTTCTTCAACGAGGTGGAGCAGTACGCCAACCTGGAGGGCACCCGCCCGACGTGGGAACGCTGGCGGCGCGTGCCGTCCCCCGGGGCCTGTTCGTTCTGCCTGATGCTGGCATCCCGCTCGGACTACACGTCCAAGGATGCGGCCTCGTTCTCCGGTGGTTCGGGCCGGGCGACTAAGCGTCCGGTCGGGTCGCAATATCACGACGCTTGCCGCTGCACGATTGCGATGGTCACCGAGTCCGATGGCGGCATGGTGCTGTCCGCGGAGGACTACGAGCGGCTGACCACCCGTGACGCGGACGGCAACCTGCCCACGTTCGGTGCCAAGGGCTACAAGTACACCGTCGAGGACTTCGGCGGCGCCACGATCGGCAAGGGTGCCGCCGTCCCGGAGCGCGCCCCGTGGGCTGACGCCGGGGTGTCGCCCCGCAAGTACCAGCCACCGAAGCGCAAGAGGTAACCCCCACACTTTCCGGCCCTCGCCGGATAGCCGCCGCCGACAGGCGCGGAGCCACCCAACACCCGACATGGGAGTTGTCATGCCCGAAACACCCGAGGTTGCCGACACGGCGACCCCCACCGAGCAGCCCGCAGACCCGCAGGCCGCACCGACCGCCACCGACGCCGCACCCGACACGGGCGAGGACGTCAAGTGGAAGACGCTCTCTAGGCGCCACGAACGTGAAGCCGAGAAGTTGCGGAAAGAGCTGGACGCGATCCGGCAGCGCGACATGACCGAGCAGGAGAAGGCGACCGCCCGCGCGGAGGCCGCCGAGTCCGAACTCGCCAACATGCGACTGCAGGTGTCCCGCCAGCGGATCGCCGCCGAGAAGGGGCTCAGCGAGTTCGCCGACTTCCTGACCGGCACCACCGAGGAGGAGATCACGGCCGCCGCCGATGCGTTGGCCGCGAAACTCCCGGCCGCCACCCGGCCACCCGGCCGACCGGTCGAGCAGTTGCAGTCCGGCGCCGTCCCGGCGTCGTCGCAGGAACCGCAAGACATGGACGCGTGGATTCGTGGCGCCGCCGCGACCCGCGCCCACGGCAACTAGCAGTGCCCCGCCCTCCGGCGGGATTCACCCCCCGCCCGCACGGGCACCTACCGTAAAGGAGTTAGGCGATCATGCCTACTTACAACACCGGCATTACCCGTACCGGGACACTCGGTACCAACACTGACCCACTCGTCCCGGAACCGATGGTGGCCCAGGTCATCCAGGAGGCCACCAAGTCATCGTCCGCCCTGTCGCTGTGCCGTCAGGTCACGATGGCCGCCGGTACGCTGCGTCAGCCGGTCCTGACCGCCCTGCCCAGCGCCTACTGGGTGTCCGGTGACACCGGACTCAAGCAGACGTCCGACGTCGACTGGGACAACGTGGACCTGGTGGCCGAGGAACTGGCCGTCATCGTCCCGGTGCCCGAGGCGTACATCGCTGACTCGGGTGTCCCGATCTGGTCGGAGGTGCGCCCGCTTCTCGGGCAGGCCATCGGCTCGCTCGTGGACCAGGCCGTGATCTTCGGCACCAACGCGCCGTCCACCTTCGGGGACTCGATCTACGAGGTGGGAACCGCTGCGGGCAACTCGATCCAGGCCGGCACCGGTGACGACCTCGCCCAGGACATCAGTGACCTCGGTGTGCTTCTCGCCGAGCAGGGCTACGCGCTCAACGGCTTCATGACCAAGCCCGGGTTCCAGTGGCAGCTCGTCGGTCTGCGCTCCGCGGACGGCATCCCCGTCTACACCACCAGCCTGACCGGTGGCGCGGGCGCTGGCCTGTACGGGATGCCGCTGAACGAGGTGTCTAACGGCGCGTGGGATTCCACGTCCGCCAGCCTGATCGGTGGCGACTTCTCGAAGGCGATCATCGGTGTCCGCCAGGACATCTCGGTGAAGATCTTTGACCAGGGCGTCATCTCGGACGGCAACGGTGCGATCGTGCTCAACCTGATGCAGCAGGACAGTGTCGCCATGCGCGTCACGGCCCGATTCGGTTTCGCCACCGCCAAGCCGGTGACCCCGCTGGAGGACAGTGCCCTGCAGCGTGCGCCCTTCGCCATCTTGACGCCGGGCACCTGAGCCTGATCTGATCTGCGCTGTGCGGCGCCTCCCGCCTCTGGGGTGCCGCACAGCGCAAACCTGCTACCCGAGGAGTCGACGTGGCGACAGTCAAATACGTGGTGGCCTACGGCTGCCGGATCAACGGCACCGCCTACCGGCGCCTGGACCTGGTGGACCTGGACGACACCGACCCCGCGGTGATCTACGCGGTAGCCCGGGAGCGCATCCGGGACTACGACGATGTGGTGACCGG